TTTGCAGAATGCAATCACTGGTGGTTTCAATAACTTGTTAACAGATAATACTAATAAATTTAATGTAATTGGTGCTAAGATAGATGCACAAACTCAAATGATTAACGATAAGTTCTGTCAACTTGAAATGCGTGAAATGCAGAATAAGATTGACACATTGCGTGCTGAGAAGTCAGCTCTTGAATTAGGTCTATCTCAATCTGCTCAAACTGCTAATATCGTAAATCAGTTGCGTCCTTGTCCAGTACCTGCTTACTTAACTTGTAACCCATTCGGATGTAACGGTGGATTCACTGGTTACGGATACGGATATAACGACGGTTGCGGTTGTGGTTGCTAATAAGAAAGGAGGTAATTATGTTTAATCCTTTCTTTAATCCTTATCGTGTAAGACGTATTGACCAAGGTGGTATACCTACATTAGATACTATATTCTCTAATGTAGATACTACTAACAATACTGTTACTTATGGAATATGTCCATTTCAATGGAGACAATTGCCATGCAGAGGTTTAATATTGTTAAATATTAATCATACTGCTACTGGTGCAACAGAAGGATCACTAGTATCTGTAGCTACTTCTGTTAGTTCTAGTTAGGTATCATCTAATCCAACTAGTGTAAATACTAATAGTGGTAAAGCATTACTAAATGGTTCTGGTGATTAGATGCCGACAGAAGAAATTTCAACTGGTAATAAATATCTAATATACTATGATAAACGTACTGGAGTATTTCAGACTATAAATCATATTGTAGCACCAGCTGCTTAATAAAAAACTTAGGGCTACTGTAAAAGGTAGCCCTACTAAAACCAATTCAATTATGTTATTTAGTCAATTAAAAATAGGAGATCACGTGCACGTATTAGAAGTTCTAGGAACATTTAAAAAGACTACTGTTTATAGTCTTGGTTCCATTACTTAGGTTTCAAATCCTTATGATGAAGCTTTACCTCAAGGTTAGTTTCCAATACCAGGATAGAGCAGACGTAAACTAGTTGATGTGTTTATTAGCTGTAATGGAGAGTCTAAGAAACTATCAGTACCAGCTGAACGTTCAATAATCAATGATACTTCTATAGGACTTACTGTTGCTACTAATAAAGAAGAAATAGCTAATATGGTTAGATAGAACTATAATGAGTTCAAAGCTAAAAAAGAAGCAGCAAGTAAGTATGATGAAGAAATGGATAAGTGTAAAGATATTTTAGATCAACTAGAAGCACAGGTAGAAGATCCTATAGTAACAAATACTATTGACAATAGTAAAGAAATAAATGATTTAAAGAATGATGTTGCTGATATTAGGAAAATGATAGAAGATGCTAAGAAGATGTTTATGGGAGGATTCCCAAAACCACCAATGCCACCTATGCCTAATGTACCAGCTCCAATGAAATAAAAGATATTTAAGGTAGACTAAAAAAGTCTACCTTTTTTATTATATATACTTATAAGAACAGCTATTAAAAAAAAGAATCAATGTATTCCTTTTAGGTGTAATAAATACAAATATTATTATTTTGCGTTTATAAATTGAGTGTATAGGATAAATAGGAGTAGCTACCTATGAATGCTAGCTAACGGCTTCTTATACACTCTTTATTACAAGTTAGCATAAAGTTAGTAAATATGGAAGAGATTTGGAAAGATATACCTGGATATGAAAAATATTATATGGCTAGTACTCTTGGTAGAATTAAGAGTAAGGACAGAGTTATAAAAACTGTTTTAAAAGGTAAAGAAATAAAATACATAAAACGAGGAAGAATAATGACTCCGTGTTTAAATAGTGGTAAATATTTAGGTTTACCAATAAATACAGATAAATTAAAAAAGAACGAAAACGTACACAGATTAATTGCTATAACATTCTTACCTAATCCTAACAATCTACCTTGTGTAAACCACAAAGATGAGAACAAATTAAATAATTGTGTAGATAATTTAGAATGGTGTACTAAATCATATAATCATTCATATGGAACTTGCATTGAACGTACATCTGAAAAACAAAGACTTACTCATTCAAATTGCATAACAATAGTAGGGTATAAAGAAAATGAGATAATAGAATTTCATAGTATATCCTCGGCTAGTAGATATTTTAATGTAAGTCATGCTGCTATATCGAAAGCTATTCACAGAGGTAATAAATGTAAAGGGTATAATTGGAAATATAAAATATAATGATATGACATTAAATGAACTTTGTGACGATGTATTGTTAGAAGCACGTAATAACAACATAGGAGAATCTGAAAAACTTTCTAGATATTAGATAATGTTGTGGATTAAAACATATCGAGCTTACCTATTAAAACAGAAGTTAGATAAGGGAGAGCAATTAGACTAGATCTTCTATTAGACTATACGCATGCATTTGGATAAAATAGAAGAAGACCCAGGTCATGTAGAATACCAAGGGGATAAAGAATTGCCTACTTTACTTGGTACTAAACTTACTACTTCAGTAATAACAGTAAAGGATGCCTATGGAAACATTATTCAATTAGGTTCTGAAACTAAGATGAAATTCTAGAGATATAGAAAGTACACTTGCAAAGATTATATTGCATATGTTAAAGGTAATAGGATATATGTAGAAGGTGATGCTAATCAACTAGAATATATTGATGTAGAAATAATTGCTGAAGATCCAACAGAAGATAAATTATGCTATAATCCCGATAAGGATGAGTATCCTTTGCCAGCTTACATGTGGGGTACAGTTAAGCAATTGATCTTTACTAAAGATTTCTTAACTATGAGATAGCAAGTATCTGATACTACTAATGATAGTAAAGATGACACTTAGAATGTGATGAATTAGAATGTTAATAGAAGTATAAGACGATGAATGAATTAAATAAATCTGCTAATAAAACTGTATCTTATACTATACCTTCTTTCTATAATCACTATCTAAGTAACATAGAAGCAGATACAGTATATGATATAGACTATCCTACTTATAGAAAAATAGTAACTGAATACTTTTGCTATCTTAGAGATTAGTTATTAGAAGAAAGCAAAGAAGTTAAACTACCATATAGAATGGGTAGTATTCAAATAGTAAAGAAATAGCCAAAGCATTTAGACGGCAGAAGTCTTAGAATAGATTATAAAGCTACAAAAGAATTAGGTAAACTTACTTATTTACTTAACGAACACTCAGGATTTTATAAGTATAGACTTTATTGGAATAAATAGGACATGCTAGTGTCTAATAAGAGTAAGTATTAGATTGTACTTACTAGGGCTAATAAAAGACATCTAGCACAAATAATTAAACAGAATATTCACGATTACGAATAGCAGCCATGATATATAAAATGACAAGTAGTAAAGCCGTGATTGCTAAAGTAATTGCGGACTTAGGTTTAAATGAAACTGAAATACCTATTACAGATATACGTCAATGGATTGGAGAGGCTTTAATGAATATAGGTTCAGTTAATCAACTAGATCATAAAGTAGAAGTAATACCTATCAATGGTTATTAGGCTAAGTTACCATGTGATTTAGAAAGATTAAATAGTGTAGCTTACTCTACATGTGATTGTGGTGGTTGGATACCTATGAAAAAGAGCACTGGTACATTCAGTGTATATGATAAGAAAGATAACTGTGATTGTTGTAATATGATTATACACGATGATGTATTAATACCATTAGTAAAGAACCTTCACAATATTACTAAAGATAAAGACGCATTAGAAATACTTAATAAAGATGCTAATACTAGATAGACGCTTAGCGCATTGATTAATAATTATACAGTTTGTAGCAAAAATGGTAGATTACAGCACACTAGTTTTAATGGTACTAATTTCAGTTATACGCCACAATATGATGTCAAACCAGGATATCTCATCTCAAATGTTCCAGAAGGATATGCAAAAATCTCATACCACGCTATCTATACTGATGAAGATGGTATGCCAATGATGCCAGATGTATAGTCATACTTTGAAGCTTGTTTCTGGTATTGTGCATAGAAAATTCTTTATATTAAATATATAAAAGGTGATGTACACAGATAGTTATGGTTAGATGCTAAGAACTCTTATAACTTCTATAGAAAGCAAGCTTATGCTGAATCATTAATGCCTAACCAAGATGAGTTAACTAATATCAAGTACACATGGAATACATTAGTTCCAGAAATGGATGAAGAGCGTACTTTCTTTAGTACTACTGGTGATAGACAAGAAATTTATAATTAGAATTAGAATTATAACAGATTATGGAGATAAATAAACATATAATATTTTATCCGCTAGATTCTAAATTTATAAAAAGGTGTACAGTATCTGCTGGAGTTTATATGATTCGCAATGTGCTAAATGGTAAAAGTTATATAGGAAGTAGTAATTCTATAAAACGTAGATTAACTACACACATAAGCCATTTAAAATGTAATAGACATGCTAATCGCCATCTGTAGTCAGCGTATAATAAATATGGTCAAAAATCATTTGTATTTTGTATATTAGAATAGTGTGAACCTATTTTAGAAACAATTCTAATGTTAGAACAAAAATATTTAGATTTAAAACCAGAATACAATAATGTAGCAAAAGCTGGATCAAATAAGGGATTTAAAAAAACGAAACAGCAATCAATTAAAACAGCTGTTGGTCTATATGGAAAACCTAAACCATATGGAAGTTAGTATAGATATAAAGAATATAATAACGCAATAAAAAATGTTAATTATAGAAATCCTAACCGTATGACTCCTGTTCTACAATTTGATTTAAACCATAATTTTATAGCAGAGTATGATTCCATTGCAGAAGCGGCTAGAAGTATTAAGAAGTGCTATTCTTGTATAAAAGATGCTTGTAAGAAAAGATAGTTATCTGCATACGGATTTTTATGGGAATATAAGAAGGATGAAGACAAAAAGAAAGTTAGAAAAGAAAGGAGGGGTAAATGGAAATCAATAGTTAGATAAACACCTTTCAAGGAGGTCTCAATTTGGACAGTGATATTACTATGTTAGCTGACAACTAGTATAGATGGGCTGAGAATATTCGATTACTCACAGATAATGCTGGTACTACAGGTATTCTATAGAACATAGAAGATGTAAGATAGTACGAAGGTGGTATTGAAGCATCTGAAAATATACTTGGTACAGCAGTAACTAGATGGTACAATTCTAATAAGAAGATAGTAGAAGAATGTGGTATAGTAGTTACTATGGAATTGTATGAAGGTACTTATATTAATAATGTGTGGGCTATAACTGATTTCAACAGTATTAAACCTACTTGGACTTTAGTAGTATCTGCTGTTATGAACTTAGTTAATAAAGTAGCTATAGTTACTAATTATGAGTCAGATAAAGTAAGTAAGATATATATATCTGATGGTACTTCTTCTATTAAGTGTATTAATATATCTGCTCAATATAAAACAGATAAGACTAATCACATAGAAGATGATACTTACTTTGATCTACTACCAAGTTCAACTATTGCACCATTTAAGTTTATTGAATTAACATCTGGTAATTTACCAGCTGGGATGATACAATATTGTTATCAGTTATTCAGTGTACATGGCGGAGAAACATCTACTTCTTCATTAAGTCCTATGATACCTATATCATCTAGTAATTCAAATTCATCTAAAACATTTAAAGGTGATAGACAAGGTGAGAGTACAGATAAAGGTTGCATGTTACAAGCTACTTTGTTCAATGATGGTAGATTTGAAAAGATAAGAATTATTAGTATTCAATATACTAGCAATACTCAAACTCCTAAGATATATGTAATTAATGAATTGGACTTACCTAAATCTGAGGATAATGTAATAACATTTAATTACAATGATGTTGGTAGTAGTTACGTTAACGAATTAAGTATAGAAGAATTTAATGATCTTGTTCCATTTGAATTTAACGCTAAGAGTATAGCGAAAATGGATAATAGATTGTTTGCTTCTAATGTGTAGGAGTTAACTTGGGATGTAGATTATGATGCTAGAGCATATAGATGTAATAGTAATGGTATTATTAAATTAAACTCTAGTATAAGTAATCAAGATATTACTACTACTTTTCAAGAACTAATTAGTCCAGAAACAGATTTAGTTATACCAGAAGAACATGATTGTATAAACCCAATGAATAGTTCAATGGTATATCCTAATAATCCAACAGATGAATATGCATTTGGATATGATGATAATGGAATTATTAGAGGTGGTAGAGGTTTAAATATTAGTTATAGATTTATTATAACAGATTTGATAGAGTCTGATAATACTCCAGTAGTTGATGATGAAGGTGATAAATTTGTACCATATAGTATGAGCTTATCATCATCTAAAAAATCTTATAATACTATTAAGTTAATATGTCCTGAAACAAAAGAATTAGTACATACATTTAATAGTGATGGTAAATCTAGAATAAGAAACTATTGTGACCCTTATTACGTATCTAATTTCTTAAGTCATCAAAGAGATGAAGTATATAGGTATGGTATAATATTGTATAATAATAAGAATATACCTTCACCTGTACACTGGATTGGAGATATTAGATTCCCTTCTGCTGATGTTGAAGGTTATGAACCTTTTACTTTTGGTGGAACAGTAGATGGATCTGGTAACTATGAATTAGTATCTCATCCACTTGGTATAATGTTCTATGTGAATAATCTTCCTACGGATGTAGTAGCTTATGAAATAGTAAGATGTGATAGAACATTAGCAGATAGAACAATAGTTACTTAGGGGTTACTAAATAAAACTATCAGATTCAACGGGTGGTATAATAATACTGAAGATTATAGAGCAGAATACTCTTTGGGTAGCATAGATAGAAGACCTACTATTATGCCTACTTTTAAAGAAGGTGTAGCTCCAGAATTTGTACAAGGGTTCTATAATTCAAGTAAGAATCTATTTGTACAACAAGATGCTTAGGATTAGAATCCTTTTGATACATATGGTATATTTGATTTAGTGACAGCTGATATATGTTTTAATAAAGAGAAATCAGATCAGATTGTTACTAGTGGTATGAACATTGTACCATTGTATTGTGCACACTCTGCTACATACTGTAATGACGCTAACAACAAGCATTATAGATTAGGTATACCGTTTACTAAAGTATTAGGAAAAAGCACTAATAATGTACAAAATCCATTTGGTGGACCTGTAGAATATTCTGAACATACTGGTAACAAACCTAGTGCTTCTTAGGGAGTATTTGATGGTTATGAACAAGATGGTGATATGGTAAGTGGTGGTATATGTAAATACTATCAATTCTTTGGTAAGAATTATGCTCACAAAGATAATTCTAATTTGCGTCAATCTTTCCCTATAAAAGATGTAACTAAGCCAACTAACATATCTCCATATCAAGAAGCATTTGATGCTAAACAAATAGTAGATTACATAGATAGATTTGGTTTTATAAATTATAGTATTGGTTCTAGAGAAGCACTTGGTCCTCATGGAGTATGTTTAGCTGTTAGCGCTCCAGATGTATACTCTGGTAATTATACTGGAATTCGTACCACTCCTTTATTAAGGAAATATAGACACAACGCTGTATTGTTTGTTAACATAAAGAAAAACACTACACAGTACGGTGGTAACACTTTTATGAGTAGAAGCTATTCTATATATAACAGTACTAATACTTATGTTAAAACATCTTGGGAAGGATACGATAAAGCAATGTGTTTTGGTGGTGATACATATTTAGGAGTATTGGACTATACTCATACTATGCTATTTACTAGAAATGACCCTGATGATAGAAATGGTTTTAAGAGATATGTTGGAGCTTACATTCCACTAGAATCTAGTATAAACCTGTACTATAGAAATGATGAACATTATTCTCAAGACATAGTAGAATCATCTGGAGATGGTCAAACTGGTGAAGCTAATGTTTACTTCCTAACAGATCCAGGATAGATGAATACTTTATATACTTAGAAAACTCCAATGTACGTATACAATGCTGCTTACTCTAATACTAGTACTAGTAAGAATTATATACAAAAATCTATATATGCTGAAGATGATGTTAAAAGCATGAATAGAATTACTTGTTCAGAGTTAAAGACAAATAATGAACAGACAGATAGTTGGACTAAATTTAAGTTTGCTAACTATTTAGATACAGATAGTACATATGGACCAGTTACTAATCTTAAAGTATTTAAGAACAAATTGTATTTCTTCTAGGATAGTGCTGTAGGTATAGCCTCTGTTAATGATAGGTCTTTGATTACCGATAATAATGCTGGAGCTTTAACATTAGGTACTGGTGGTATTCTTACCAGATACGATTACTTAGTTACTTTAAATGGAGACAGTATTATTAATGATAAGAGTATTACTAATTCTGAAACTACTTTGTATTGGTATGACTTAGATAAAAATGTTATATGCTCACTTAGTAATGACTTTAATGAGTTATCTAAAGTAAAACAAGTATAGACGTATTTAAATAGATTACCAGATAATGCTAGAAAGAATCCAGTGTCATTCTATGATAAGAAATACAACGAAGTATGGTTTAGAATATATGATAGATGTTTAATATTTAATGAACAATTAAATGTATTTACTTCTTTCTATACTCATAATCCGAACTGGTTCTTCCCATTCTCTACTAGACTAGTAACTATTAAAAACAATAATTGTTATTACTTACATAATATGTATGATGTTAATAGTACTACCAAAGAAGAGAAAATATCTTATGTTAGATTTGTAGTTAATAAAGATATAGCATATACTAAAGTATTTGATAATCAATGGTTCTCTGCTGAATTTGTAGATATTGGAGATGAAACTAAGCCTACATTAATATCTGATATACACTTTAATACTAAGAATTAGGAAACAGAACCTATTGATTGGAAATAGATAGAATAGAGAGAAGATACATTTAGATTCCCAATAAGTAGAGAGAAACAAAATAATCCAAGGTAGCAACAATAGACTAATATGTCTTATGCTGGAAGGATGAGAGGAAAATACTTAATCTGTAATTATACATTAGATTGTAACGATAACAGAGAATTTAAGCTTCCTTATGTTAAAACAACTTATAGATATTCAATGTTATAATATGAAAACTAAGAAATTAAAAAGAGTTCCTCAATATGCTTTCGGTGCTGATGCTATTTCAAACTGGGGTAATATGAGTGGAGTAGATAAAGCGAATGTAGTTACACAAGGAGTTGGTGCTGTGGGTAGTATGATAGGTAATGCTACTAGTGGAAAGAAGCCTACAGCAGCTGGTGTAATAGGTGGAATAGGATCTGGAGCTGCAATGGGTGCTTCTATTGGTGGACCTTGGGGAGCAGTAATAGGTGGAGCTATTGGTGGTATTACTTCAAGTATAGGTTCTGGTGGTTCTGTTAATGAGTAGACTGGTGAGTATGAATTACCATCAGGAATAGCTGGTCTATTTGGTCATAGTAAAAGTTATATACGTAATAAGGCTGGTAGAATTAAAAATGGTATTCAAGCCAGACAAATGTCTGAATAGGTAGCAGCTGATTACTATCAAGAAAATGGATACAACGAATTGAGTTTATCTGAAGGTGGCGTAGTACCATCCACTGTAGCTTACTTAGATGATGGTGAAATGTTGAGAACACCAGACGGAACTATAGGTTCTATACCAGAAGAAGGTAAACCTACAGATTCTAATTTATTAAACGTACCTGTTGGAACTCAAGTATTAAGCGATAAGATTAAAGTTCCAGGAACAAATAAAACATTTGCAGAAATGGGAAAGAAGTTAATGAAGAAAAGCAACAAGAAAGCTAATAATATATATGCTGAAAATAGTTAGATGCTAAATGAGAGAAATAATTAGATAGCTTATCAGGCATTATTAGATTAGCAAGAAGCTTTGAAAAGTAAAAAAATAAAGAAGAATACTGCTGCTTATGCAGATGGTACTAGAGGTATTAAACCATATGGATATAATAAAAATATGTCTGATTTTAAATACTGGGATTCAGATAAAAATAACTATACACAAGATTACTTAAACTGGGTCAATAGTATCACAGACCAAGATGTAAAAGATATCTATGGTGGTAAATATGGAGATATGTCTACTTACTTAGGTAAGAATAAAGGAGTTATACCTACAGTAGAACAAGCTAGATCTTTAATGACAGATAGAAAGTATGGCGATTGGCATAAGATTGGTCAAGCATATGTAGATAGTAGATCTAATCAAAGTAATGGACCTAGACACATACCATCTTCTGAAGTAGCAAGTAGATTAGGTATTCCTTATAATATTAATGCTCCTATTGGTAATGTAGATACTGCTAATGCTAGAAGTAGTAAATACTTTAACTATACTGGTAATCCTGGACAGCTTCCAGTAGGTAATATGTATAGTGCAAATAGTAAAAAGCCAAAAACTCCAAGTGATAATAACTGGTTAGATCTAATAGACAATATAGCTGCATTAGCTGGACCTATTGGTAATATATTCTCAGGTAGCCCTGAAAGAGTAGAAACGTATACTTATGATCCAGTATATGGTCCTACTGATTATAATATAGATCCTATACTTAGAGAAGCTACTCTAAGCGATAGAATTGCTAGATACAATATGGCTAATATTAATCCTAACACTGGAGCTAACATGGCATTTGGTTTACAGTCGGCAGTTAATAGGAACAAAGCTATCGCTAATGCTTATGCTACTAAGAATAATGCTGAAAATCAAATGGCATTTAACAATGCTCAAATAGCTAATCAATGGGGACAACAATATGCTAATGCTAGACATTTAGCTTCTGTAGAACAAGCTCAGAATGATGCAGCTGCTAGAAATATTCGTAGAAAAGGATTTGGTGATTTATCTACAAGAATATAGTAGATAAGTAAAGATAAGCGTTTAACTAAAAGAGACTCTGCTGTACTAGAAGCTATGTTACCTTATTTGGAATATGGTATGACATCAGATCAATTAACTAAATTATATAATAATTTGAAAAGATAATGGCAACGAATAGATTTGATAAACCAATAGAAAGTGAGTATATTAGTTAGTATACACCAATACCCTTTGAATAGTTATATGCTATAGGTAAAGCAAATAACGAAAGAGTAGATAAAGCTTATTAGGATTTAGGTAATCAGTTTACTAAGTGGTCAGAGTTTAGATCACCATCAGCTGTAGATACTAAGAGATGGTACGATTTAACAGTTGGAGCTGGGCAAGATATAGTAAACAAATTAGCAGCTAATCCAGATTTGATTAAAACAGCAGAAGGTAGATCCTTAATACAATCGTTTATTAATACTAGACCTTATAACGAGCTAAGTTAGTTACAATAGAGCAGAGAAGGATTACTTTAGAGATAGAAAGTAAATCAACAACTTATGCTATCTGGTAAGTATAATCCTTTATGGCATGAAGTTGATTTTACTAATTATAATACTTTAGATAGTGGAGTATTTAATGATGTTGCTCCATTAGCTTATAAATCAGAAGTAGATTTAGTAAAACCTTACGTTGATAATCTAAAAGCTGGATATATTAGGTCAGATGGTAGTTATGATTACTCAGGTGTATCTACTGATAGAACTGATGAACAAATAGCTAAGAATATATCTGCAATATATAATACTCCAGAAGCTCAAATGCATATAAACGCTTTAGTAAGATAGGGATTTACTCCTGACCAAGCTAGAGCTTTATTTACAGATAGAATTTATAGAGCTGGTAGAGAGTTTGCGTATGAAGATAGAGAGGCAAATGAATTTGCTAAACTAGAATATAGTAACAGATTAAAAGCAGCTAGAACTAGTCAAAACGTAAGTAACGAAGGTCCTTGGTATTTAACTGATTCTTTAGAATATACAGGATTATAGAAATTTAATAATGCTAGAAACTATTACTTATCTAATAATCCTAACTATGAGAAACTAAAGAGTGATATCAATAGTAATGATCCAGTTGTTAGAGAAATGGCTAGTAAACAACTTAGATCTCTTGCAGATAGTGCTACTCCTTATAATATGTTCAGAGATATTATGAGAAAGTATGGTACAGAAAAGAATGGAAAATTACAAATTACAAATACTGATATAGATTATGCCGTTAATGATATATTCAACAACTTTGGATATACAGTTCGTAACTCTAAATTAAATGATCTATTAAGTAGCACTATATAGGGAATTACAGAAAATGAATAGAGTACTCCTTTAGGTAGACGTAAAATTATATCTGGTGGAGAGAATTTGAATTTAATGTCTAGAGTAGTATCAGAAATAGCTGGATTTGAAGCAGTAGATCCTAATCGTAATAAAGTAATAAATGCTTTGAAAGGTGGTAAGTTTAACAATATGATATTACTTAACAATGATAATATGATAACTATTCCAGTTGTTAAGAATGGTTAGCCAAGTACAGCTAATTTGCAGAGAATTAAAGTAGCTATATCTGAAGATGATATTAAGAATGCTGGTCTTACTGAAGATGATATGAAAAAAGCTGGAGCTACAATACAAACTTCTAAACAATCTATATCAGAAAGTGAAACATCTAACTTATCTGGAAAAACTTCTGGTGAAAGATCTGAATTAGGAGAACAAATAGCTAAGAAGTGGAGTAGTAATACTACTAGAACTGTTAGACCTGGTGTTAAATATTATGTATTAAATTTAAGTAATAGTGTACCAACATCTGGAGATGATTTAAATGCTGAATATTTAAATCAACAAGCACTTAAACTGAATGTGACAGGATCAGTAGCATCTGGATTATATCCAGATGTACAAAATGAATCTTTTGGATTTCAATAAATAATATAATATGGCAAAGAAACAAACATTTACTGTGGGTAGTAAAGATAATATGAGAAGTAGGCTTCAAGAGTTAAAGGATTATACATTTAATCCTTTAACTGGAGTTAATCCTTCTGAAGAACAATATGAATTTGATATGGCTCAAACTAAGCCATTAAACATTTCTTCTTTAGAAGAAACTCCTAAGTAGGAAAAAATTGTAACTACTGAAGATGCTAGTACCACTAAAAGTGGAAAAGGACCCAACTATATAGCAGATCCGGTATTCTCATTTATCAATGGTATTCAATAGGATATGGTAGATAGACCTACTGGTGATATGCTATTGAATAATAAAGAAAAAGATGAATTAGAGTTTCAGAAAGTATTTCTAGAAACTGAAAAAGAAATGAAGTTGTTAGATCAACAACTTAATAGAGCTTACTTAGATAAAGATACAGATAAGGTTCATGAATTATATCCTTAGTATAAAGCTACTTTTGATGCATACTCTAGTATGCTAGATGAATATAAAAAAGTAGCTAGTAAATACTATAATCAGTATGGATATCAGCCTACTGTAGAAGAAAGATTACAAGCTCTTAATGAAGGTATTTCTGAAAGAGAACAGAAGTCTAAAGAATTAGGTGAAGATATTCAAAGAGGTAGAGATATATTACATTTTACCAATAGTATATACTCTATAAGCGATGAGTGGAAACAATTAGAACAAGAAAATTGGGCATATCAAGTACCTAGAGCATTAGGTACTTCTTTCTCATCTATATAGGCTACTGCTGTTAACTTTGCAGCTGTTGCTGCTGCTAATTATCTAGCAGCACAAGTTGCAGCATCCCCTACTGGTCCTTATTCTCCATTAATTGCTGGCGGTGCGGCATTAATAGGAGCTGGAGCTACAGTAGGTACTAATATATGGTCTAGAGATAGAGAGTCTTTATCTGAAGTAGCTAATAATTATAAACAGAATGTTTATGAATATGCTAATAAAAACAATATAGATATCAATAGCTTAGCAGATATAGGTAGAGAGAATCTAAGTCGTATTACTGGTGTAGAATACTCTAATGATAAGAATTCTTCAAATTATAGAAGCAATGATGAAGTATTTGAAGATATGTTAGCTTATGATATACCTACTGGTAATAGTGAATTAGATGCACTAAGATACAATACTAAAAACAATCTAAAAGATATCTACAATAGAAACATGGCTCTAGCAGCTAGCGATGTAGCTCAAGCTGCTACTATAATTCCTGGAGCAGGTAAGGTGTTTACTAAAGTACTTGGTAAACTTAATTTGCCAGAGAGAGCTATTGATGGTACAGTTAAGGTATTAGATAAAGCAATTGACTATACTACTAAGAAAGTAGCTCCTAAAATGTCTAAGGTAGCTAAACATAGATTATCTAAATATGTACTAGAACCTACAGTTAGAATAAGTGCTAATGCTGCATTAGAAGGTATTGAAGAAGTAACACAATACATGATTGGTAATCGTATAAATGAATAGAATACATCTGATACTAATCTGTATAATCCTCTTGATGTAGCTACCATGTTTATGGAAAACAATGCTATGGCATTAAAAGGTTTAGCTGCTGTAGCTGGTATTAGCGGAGATCCAGCTTTAGATGGAAACAAAGAATTGGTAGATAATTTTAAAGTAGGTGCAGCTATAGGTTTACTTATGGGAGGTGGAACTACAGCTGTAAGTACTGCTAACAATTTAAGATCTTATAATGCTGGTACAGAATTATCTAGAAACTTAATGGCGGAACATATATCTGCAAAAGAGGATATATATAAATATATTCAATATGCTAACAAAGCAGATAAGAGAATGCTTAATAAGGAAGCGTTCTTAGACGCTATTGATCAGCAAATAGAATCTGCTAACATTCCAGATGGTTGGACTAAAGAAGATCTTGAAAGCGAAAAAAGAAATATATCTTCTATATATGATATTGTAAAGAATAACAGTAAAGTAAGAGAATTTAAAGGAGAAGATAGACACATTGCTGCTGCTATATATAAGCACAAAACTGATATGTATAACAAAGCTATATCTGATTACGAAACTCAAACAAAAGATATAGCTCAAAGCTATAACTCTATTAATTCTGAAATAGATAATGTACTAAGTAGTTTATCCGATGATAATACTGATAGTGAAAACACATTACTTTTGAAAGCTTACTTGTTAGATAGAGCAAGATTAGAAGGAATTAAAAATTACATTAAAGTATTAGAGGAATCTTAGATAGTAGACAAAAATAAACTAGATGAGTTTTATATAGCTGAAAAAGGTATAGAAAGACGTTTGTCAGGTTTATCAGATATTAAAGATAAATTCTCTGTAAACCCAGATGATATTGTTTTGAGTTCAAGAGATGATATTGAGTCAAATGCAGTTAAAAGTCTTTTAGCAGAAATTGCATTAACAGATGCTAAACAATCGTATAAGAAATTTATAAATAGTGACAAAGCCTTAAATAAGGCTGTCGATATATATAAGAATAGTATTACTGAGGATACTATAAATCAAGATGAACATATTCAAGAAGAAGAAACTCCACAACAAGAACCTGCTAATATTGATGAAGAAGATACTTCAGATACTATAACTCTACAAGACAGTATTGATAAAGCACAACAATAGGCAGATAAAATTCAAGAACCAACTAACCAGCAGCCAGCTATACTTGAACAAGCATAGCAACAATTAACTGGAGAAACTGAAGAAGAGGAAGAAGCTATTACTCAGCCTACTCAAGTTACTTCTGAACAACCTGTACAAGAAGAAGAAAAAGAAGTTATATCTCCTAAATCATTTTGGGAATTAGGTACAACTGTAGATACAAACGAAGACTATGAAGGATTAGTAGAAGAAGAACTGACCGAAGAAGATTTAATTAATCCTGATGAAACTATATCAGAAGATAATACTAATAACGTAGCAGACAATCCAGAAGCTACAGTAGATCAAAATGCATCTGATTATGAAGGTACATAGAGTGCTAAAGATATACCTTCTGTTTAGGAACAACCTTTAATGCAGACAGAGGAAATCATTCCACAAACTCATACTATTACTAGTAATACAGAACAACCTTCTGCTCCTATTACTGAACAAGATATAGAAGATAGCAAAATATACGATTGGTTATATAGCTTATATACTGACGATGTTTAGGTTAATGATGAAGAACCTACAGAATTAGTATATGGAACTCTATACTATCAGCCAGATAATGATCAACCTATGTTCAAAGGTTATGAATCTGGAAGATCATTAAATGAATATCTATCTACTCCAGGTATGTTAGCTGAAAGTAAAGTTACCGCTAAGATTGGTCCTAAAGATTCTAAGTTTGGATCATATGATCCAGCAAATAAAGCTACCTGGGATGAAGCTCCTATATATATAGAAATAGAAGCCAAAGATGGTAGAAAGTTCATGGCTACTTTGAAAACTATCGAAGGAGCTAAAGGTATATATAGAACTCATGGTAGAGAATTATCTAAATCAGAAGAAGATAGAATCCGTGAGTTACGTAATCAAATCATTGAAGCTAAAATTAATGATCCAAATTGTGAAATAACATTTAAGAATATTACTATTACTAATGGTAACTTTAATGTTAATAGAACAGAAGAAGGAGAAGTAATAAACAGAAACCTGTTGGATATAGAATCTTTAGGAGTTAGAGATTTACACAATATGTTAGATTCAGAAACTAAGTTTGGTATAGGTAAAGGTGTAGCAGACCATTTTATAATTATGGATAGAAATGGTCTTCCTATGGAAGGTAAAGGTGGATCTGGTAAAATATTTGTATATCCACCTGCACAAAATACTCCAGCTGGTGTTACTAGAAACATTAAACTTAATGAAGCTAGATTTAGTAATGAAGATAATAGTCCTTCAGAATTAGCTAGATACTTAGCTAATGTAATACTATACAGATAGACTGGTAATGAAGCTGTGTATCCAGAAGATGTAATTCAACTAGTGGTTAACTATGGTAATTCTACTATATTAGATCCTTCTGATCCTAGATATGCATTTTTAGCAGATAAATAGTTCTTTGTAAATTATAAGGAAGGTTGGGCTTAGTTAGGTAGAGAACAAGTTCTTCTATCTAAATTAAGAACAGATGCTGGATTTGAAGACCTAGTAGAATTTATTACAGATAATTTACATTGGAATACAGAAAAAAATCTATTGTGGGAACCATTGCCTAAATCATTTAGAGAAGCTATGATAGATGATAATGTAGATCATTTAGAATTAGTTCCTGGACTAGAATTTGATTTAGAAGATGTTGGATTAAAGAGAGTAAATGGTAAATTAATAACTGATGAAGATAATCCAAAAGGATTAACCACTTTAGCTTACTTAATTAAACACGGTAAGTTATTGAGCGATCTACAAGATAGATTGTTTACTAGACCTTATGTATATATTGATTCTCCAGTAATATCTTCTAAACCTACTGAACAACAAAAGAAGTTAGAAGCAGAATCTCAATCTCCTACTAAAAAGAAATTCAGTTTGTATGAAGTTCCTACTTTTGATGCTGGTGAAGAATTAAGTAGCAAAACGGAAGATAAATCATATGATGAATTTACAGATGCTAATTCTGATGCTGTATCTAGTTTCTTAGGATTAGATGGAGCTCCTAAAATATTAAATAGTAACCAGTTAAAACAAAGTAAATTTATCAATACTAAAAAGGCTAAAAAGTGGTTACAAAAGAAGTTAGGTCTTACTGATGAACAAGTAGAAGTAACTGATGGAGTTATTAGAGAATTTGCTAATGGTTCTGCTGTATATGGTATAGCTAGAGCAGATGGAATTGCTATATCTAATAAAGCTATTGAAGGAGTATAGTATCATGAAGCCTGGCATAGAGTATCTCTACTTATGTTAGATAGAGATACTAGAAATAAATTATATGATGAATTCAGAAAACAAAATAATCAGTATAGTAATCTAGACAATAAACAACTAGAAGAAGTAATAGCAGATAGATTCATGGATTATATGCTTAATGATAAAGAATCTACTTTAAGATACTATATCAATAAGATATTCCGTAATATTAAAAAATTCTTGCATATTAATTCTAATATTGATCCTACTGATCTTAATAAAATATTTGATGCTATTAAGTATGGAGATTTTTCTAATTATCAGCTTAATGAAGAATCTCTTAAAGATTTCTTAGATTCTTATACTGATGGAGCTTATTATAAAGTTGGTCCTAATAAAGATATAACTTTGAAACACTTCCCAACTTTACAAGACTTTCATTCAGCATTAGATAGCTTAAAGGCTTGTTTGTTTATAGCTAATGGTGCTAAATATATATCAGATGTATAGAATTTAAGCAATATTAAGCTTAAAAATCTTTTACTATCATTTATTAAATCAAATAGAACTACTACTGAATAGAAGGAAGCATTACAAGAAATAGTAGATAATTTTGATGTATTTATGTATCATCTACAACCAATGCTGGAATAGATGGGGATTAGATCTATAAATCAAAATATGGATGAAGAATTCCTAGATAGAGAAAGTAATGGTATACAGAACTACGATAAGGCTGGATATGAATTTGATAAAAAGAACAACGCATTAGCTAGTGCAAAAATGTTCTTTGCTACTTTATCAGATACATATTTTAGTTATAAGGATATAGATGGAGTAAAAGCTAGAACTCTTAGTACTAGAATTAATACTATTACTGGCTTACCTATGATTGTTAATTATGATACGGCTTACGCTCTAATTCTTAAAAACTTAAGTACAGTAGAATCATTTAGTACTGAACCTGGACAAGATCCAGAAACTTCATTATTAGGTAGATGCGCTAGATTAGCTAAAGGTAATGCCTTCTTTGCTTTCTTATATAAGAGATTGAATGGAGATATTGATATAAATCTTCAGACACAAATATTACAAACTGTTAAGAGTTTTGATTAGAATTTTGTAGAAGTACATTATCAACAAACTGAACAAGGTACATCATTTGTAGTAGATGATGGAATAAACAAAAGAGCTACTAAAATGTATCCTTCTACTTGGTCAGATTTGTTCTTTAATTCTTCTTTGGTAGAAAGAACTGAAACTGAAACAAAACCTAATAAATCTGAAATAAGCGCAGTTATAAGTAGATTTAATGAGTTATATAAGTAGGTAGAAGATAATAGAAATACTATTACTAATACTGATGTAGATACTTATATCAATGAATTAGTTAACATATTAAATTCTATTGGAATCACTGTAGATCATGATACTATAGAAGGATTATTACCTAATGACAGACCTTATGGTATATCTAAGTTAATATTAGGCAATGAAGCTGGTGCGTTGAAATATTTATTTAATGGAACACTTCAGAATCTTATAGATAATAAGACAAAATATACTAATAAAAAAGGTATAGCTACAGTAAGACAATTAGACTAGATATACATGAACTTGGGTAAGAACAACTTCATTAACACATTAGCTCAAGCTCAAGCTGTAACACATCCTAGTGATACTGAAATATCAGTATTAGGTCCTAATAATAATATTATTTTTACTAAGACTTTGAACTGTTTTGTATCAGATCAAGTTAGATGGCTTAATAGTCACGATAGCGCTACGTTAACAGATTTAAATGCTGATACTTATTGCAGAAGTTCTTTGATTCTATCTGCTGTTAATAATAATAGTCCTATTAGACTAAATACTTTTGTTAATTTCTATGGAGAGAATAGAGGTGATAAAGGTAGAGATTATCTAAGTATTTCACCAGTTGAAGACTACTTAGCTAAAATGACATTTACTTATAATAATCATATTATATTCCCAACTATGGCTGATAAAAAGACATGGTTTACTATTAGTGGAGTAGGATTATTCAATAAAGAAATGTCAATTACTCAAGTTGGCAATAGTTTAAAGTTATAGTTTAACAGAGAAGCTTTAAAACACTTATATCGCAGCTGGGAAGATGAATATAATACTATAGTAAAATACTATAATTCTCTTCCAGATGTTAAGAAACCTATTAAGAACTATCATACATCTGGCAAAGGTGGTTTGTTTAGACACTTTACTGGATACTATACAAAAATAGATGGTCAACTTAAATGGATAGATTTAAATGAAAGAATCAAAAACTCTGTAAAAGAAGGCAATATAATACAGACATTAGAAGAGATTAAATAGGAACTATTTACTACTCCAAAGGATACTTTCTAGAAGATTAATGATAATCTACATATGCAACTTAAGCAAGAAATAGACACTTGTGAAAAATTAGGCATAATAGAAAGAGATAAAAAGAATCCTAAAGTTATCAAGAATAAACTTTTAGACAATGTTGTATTAAATAAATTTAAAGAAATATACTTAGCACATCCTAATAATAATGTATCTAATCAAGCAGAAAGATATGCTATTTTAACTATGATTGGTAATCATATGATAAACTATAACATATCTGTATTAGAAACAGAAAAGATATTTACTGGTGATGTTGCTTTCTTTAAAAATGATGATGATAAGATCAAACGTTTAGGAGCTGTATTATCTACTGGAGATAATCTAAGAACTCAATGGTATACTAGTGTAGATAAGAACATTAAAGAGTATAGAAGACTACAGAATAGATAGACTTATACAAATACTACTATTAATGATAATGAAATACCTAGTAGACAGCATAAAGAACTAGAAGATTTATTTACTTTCTCTAATACTAGAAAATTACTTATCGAAAAAGAAGGTTTAACAGAATCTCAAGTAGATGAGTTAATGAAAGATTCTAAATCAGCAGAAGAAAAGTACCCTATAATATTCTAGTTAGCTAAAGATTTAGCTGTAGAAGATGCATCAGCATATGGTATGAATAAAAAAGGTACAAAAGGTAATATTAACCAAGCTGACGCTGCTGTGTATATTAGACCTTAGATGTATAGAGATATTGTTAAAATGCTTGGAGAATGGAGTGATGAAATTGAAGAAGCTTTTAACATAATGGAAAGTGATGCAGACTGGTTGAATGATACAGAGTTGTATGCTAAATCCTTGAAGACGTTAATTAAACCATTAAAGACTACTTACTTTGGTTATACCTATGATGCTAATCTAAAACATTGTATACCTGTGTTTAATAAGATGGCTATGTTCCCTATGTTTAAAGTATTAGCTACTGGAGACAATAGAGAAATATATGATAGAATGAATGCTATTGGTAAGTATCAAGGACTTACTCCTATTGATCAAGTTGCATTTGAATCTGCTGTTAAAGTTGGTATACAAGGTGCTACTGATATATACAAGGATTATAAGAACGATGAGATAAATGATCTAAGTAATATGCATATTACTACTTAGAAATTCAGAAATCTTAGAAGACAGCTTATAACAGATCCTCATACACATGACAGAACATTATTTGGTACTTAGGTATCTACAGTTGCTGTATCTAACCTAGTAATGAACAGAGTATATCAAGAAGGAACCGATAATGAAATAACTGGTCAGCAGATTAAAGAACAATTATTTGGTACTATTAATGCTATATCTAACAAAGGCTTTAAAGAAGTAAAAGATATGTTCTTATCTGATAATGCACTTGATTATGCTAAAGCTTCTAAATAGTTAATTAAAGAAGCTAGAGCATCTAATATGGGTAAAGATATAGAAGAAGCTCTTGAAGTAAATCAAGATGGTACAGACTTTAAAGTACCTTTGTCAGCATTGCCAGATAGTAAATGGGTAGAAACCAAATTAACATCTACTACTAATAAAAAAGCTATTGATTTGGAGTTACCTGGTGGAGCATTTATTCAGATGTCTTCGTTTGGATTTAAATCTATAAAGGCTGTAGGTAGTAGAGCCATTAATAATGGTAAACCTCTACTTAACATAAACAAAGATGGCAGTATGGATTCTATTATTTCTATTAATTTGTTCTCTCACATAATTCCAGATTATAAAAATAAGAGTTTTGTAGAAGCTAGAGATTGGTTGATAGAACATAAGATTATTGGTCAAGAAGCAGGTCCTATGGCTATGGGCTATCGTATTCCTACACAAGGTCTATCTTCTATTGCTGGACTTAGAATTGTTGATGTACTCCCTTCTGTAGTAGGTGATACTATTATATTACCAGATGAATTTACTACTCAAACTGGTTCTGACTTCGATATTGATAAGTTGTATATAGCAAGATATAACTTTGATGAAGAAGGAAATAAAATAGAATTTAAGAAACAGAAGAGTAATGAAACATTTGAAGCATATTTAAAAAGAAGATACACAGAAGAACAAGGTGGAGAATTAGAAAAAACAGTTAGAGGCTATTCCGCTACTTTTACTTTGTATAACAGATGGCTAGAAAGTATAAATAGTCCTACAAATGTATATGAAGCTAATAGTAGAGAAGCTAATGAAAACTTGTTACTTGATACGTATTTAGCAGTTCTTACTGATAAGAAAAATGTAGATGAAACCAGATTACCTCTTGATAAAGTAACTGGAATAATTAAAGAAGAAATTCTTCCTATTGTAGATGGTCAAGGTAAATTAGGTGATAGAATACCATTTAGAGAGTTATCTCCTACTTATCAAATGAATAAAAAGTATGAATATTCTGGAGGTAAGACTGGTATTGGTCCGTTTGCTCTTAATAATAAAAATCATGTATTAACTCAGTTAGCTAATCTTAAGTTCTCAGACATATCTTTATTACAAAGATTAGGTTTTGTTGGACTTGATGGTATTAAGAGTAGAAACGAAATAGTATATCAAAGAGATGAAAAAGGTAATATACTATTAGATGAACAAGGTAATCCTATAAAGATCCAAGAAGAAGGATTGCGTATATTAGACTGGATATCTGCTATGATTAATGCTCATGTGGACGTTGCTAAAGATCCATATGTTATTAGACTTAATGTAAGACAATATACATATAATATATGTAATTTCTTACTTAGAGTAGGTTATGGTAAAGATACATTCTATTTCTTGCCATAGCAAATACTTAAAGATATGGCTAGTGCATATGATAGAGCATCTGGTATATATGGAGTAGATGATAGCAAAAGTAAGACGGCTATAGTAAAAGATGAAATTACTACTATACGCAAATCATACTATGACAAATATAAGAAAGCTGCTACAGAATTAGGTATAAAGAAGTTAGATCTTGAAATGAGTAAAACTGGAGATATCGTAATGCAAAAATTAGATAGTGAAGGTAGATCTACTGGTTTATATTCAATTGAAGATTTTGCTACTGATATTACAGATAGAGATTTCTTAATACAGCAATTACAACTAAGTCAGAAAGATAATCTTACTAGTGAAGAAACTTATAATTATTATAAGAATCAAATATTGATATCTGAATTGTTCATCCAACTTAATGATTTAGCTCAAGATATGTCTAAATTAGTTCAATTGTCTTAGATTGATACTAAAAGATTTGGTGGTAACTTTATTGAACAAGATAGATTCTTATATAGACTAAAAAGCTTAATTGCTAATTCTACTTTGTTTAACAAAGATGATATACTAAACTATTTGAATAGTACATTCTTAATGACCAAGATTAACAATGGTATTGTTGGTCCTTCTGATATGTTTAGTAATATAATGATTAGAGGAAAGAGAGATTTTAAATCTGCTATAAGTCAAGTACTCACTATGATAAATAGAATAGATACTAATGATGAATCTTTAAATAAAACAATTTCTAATGAACTAGAAGGATCGTTAAGATACTCTTTCTTAAATCAAGAAGGCGTGGATTTGTATGATATGTTTTATGGTACAGATACTATGGCTAAGAGATTATCAAAAATCAAAGCAGATATACTAGCAGGTAAGTATCCAGAAATGCTTACATAGGATGGTAAAATAGGTAATCAGTTACTTAACTATCTTGGTACTTTAACCAAGATGAGTACTGATAAATATAATGCTCCAGATATTATTATAAAGAATAGAATATCAGATGATGATAAGTATTTGAAGCAGAATCTTAATCAATATTGGGAAGAATTGTTAGAATCAGATTATCCTGAAATAAAGCAATTTGCTCAAGATTTAATAAGATACCAATTAGCTACTACTGCTGGTAACTTTACTAAGAATGGTATATTTAACTTATTACCAATAAGTGCTATACAAAGTACTGGTTATGCAGATTATATGAGAAGCGTCACAGAAAGATTTAATGTTACTGATTTAGATTTTGATAACTTCTTCTTAAATAACTGGACAAATAATAAAATTGTTAAACCTGTTCAATTATATAAAAAGGTATTTAGTTCTGAAACAGATAAAGTAGAAGATCAATTACAATTCCCTGTGTTGTTCAGTGAAAATAAGAATCATAGTGGAAGTAAGTATCCAGTAATGATGATACCTAATTATAGACCAGTTGGTAGAAATGAGTCTAAACAGAATGTGTATACTCCATATGTAAAAGTAAAATTAGCATACGATAACAATCCAGCTAACACTATTTTATACAAATATATTGGAAATGTATTTGACGATAAAGATCAAGAACGACCTGTATATGTAATGACTAATAAGAAAGGTTTAAATCAAGAAGGTAGAGTTGTAAAAGAATATGATAATTATTCTAATTCTATGTTTGAGTTTAATAATATTAATGAAGCATTAGATGCTAAATCAGCATTTAGTATTAATGATATCAAAAATATTATTAACTTAGGCAACAAAATGAGTAGATCTAAGTGGATTAATGTTGCTAATAACATAGAACTAGTACGTGACTATAAACCTGTTACAGTGGCATTGAACACTAGTATAGAAGAATTACAGAGTGCTCCAACTAGGAATCACGCATCTACTGCTCCTACTTCTATTGCCTTAGAAACTGTTGAATATAAACCTTCTACTGTTAATATTATTGGAGATCATATTACATTTAGAAACGGTAAGGTTGTAAATACTCCGTTTAAATTAAATCAACAACAAGAACATGCGTTATTAGTATTAGAAGATTTTATTAACAATCCTAATAAGTATGATAATAGCGTGACATTATCTGGATACGCTGGTACTGGTAAAACTAGTATTATTAGTATATTCAATAAATATTTAAACAGTATAGGAATAGAGCCACTATTCAGTGCACCTACTCACAGAGCTAATGCAGTTACTAAAATGAATAATCCAGAATCTTAGGTTATTACTTTACATTCTGCATTTGGCTTATCTCCTATCGTTGATTTAGATAGTGGTAATTATGATCTTAAGAAATTAAAAACAGAACAAATACGTAAACCTAAAATTAAACCTGGTCAATTACTTATAATTGATGAAGCTTCAATGGTTAGTAAAGGTTTATATAACTTCGTTGAAGATTTCAAAAAAGAAAACAATGTTCGAGTAATATACATAGGAGATCCAGCTCAATTATCACCAGTATCAGATAATGCAATATCTCCTGTATTCTAGAATAAAGCTACTAATGTAGAACTTACTAAAGTAGAAAGAACTGGTGATAATCCTATTCTAGAAGAAGCTACTAATTTAAGAAATGGTAAATCGTTATCCTTTACTACTAAACTAGTAAATGGATTTGGAGTTGAGTATATGCACGATGGTGAACAACCAAACTAGATTATCAAAGATATAGTTAGTTCTAATGAATATAAAACTAATCCTTTTAACTTTAGAATACTTAGTGCTACTAATGCTATGATACCTACAGTAAACGACATGATCAGAAAGCAATTATATGGAGATAATCCTAATCAAATTGAAGTAGGTGATTTACTTATGGGATATGATAATGTTACTATGAATGATGGAGAAGCACAAGCTGAAATAATACGTAATAGCATAGACTATAAAGTAGCTAGTGTTAGCAATAAGATAAGTAAATAGATTATATCTGTTATTAATGGTAGTGTAATAGCAGAAGTAGAAGGATACGAAGTTACATTAGTTAATGCTATGGATAATGAAACAGTATCAGATAAGGTATTTGTATTAGATAATAATACTAGTACTTAGAATTTAAAAGTTATAGCTAATGAAATAGAAAGTATCAATAAGATGATATCTAAAGCATTTATGTCTAGAGATTTTGATACTGTACGCATTGCTCAAAAGGCTTTATCTGATATTAAGTTGAATACCATAACTATGAAAGATTACTAGGAAAATGGTAGACTTAAGATTAGGAAGTCTATAGACTATGGGTATGCACACACTATTCATAAGTCATAGGGTGGTACATATGACAAAGTTATGATATATTATGATACTATTACTGGTGCTAAATTTGATACTGATACTCAACAATAGCTTAAGTATGTAGCTGTATCTAGAGCTAGATAGAATGTATATATTGTAACAGATAATAAATTGAATAATCCAGTAGTTATAGCAAGCTCAGAAGAATAGTCTACTAATGAGCATAGAATTGGTAATTCAGCCATAAGTAAATTAGCAGAGTTAGGAAAACAAAGAAAGAACGAATGTAATGGATAATAATTATGCAGTGTTTAAATTTAAAAAATAAAGAAGTTAAAGCAGCAGTAGATGAATTAACTGCTGTGCTAGGCAGCGAAGATGCTGCATATTATATAGTATCTGAAAATAATGGTTATGCAATTGACTAGGCTCCTGATGGAGCTTAGTCTACTGTATTTCTGTAGTACCTAAAACAGTTTGATGGCAACCGGGAATTAGCTATTAAAGCCATGATTTAGCATTATGTACCTTAGGAAGTAGAATAGCGTACTGATATGAAAGCTGCTATGTTTCCTCAACAGTTTATTGAAACAAATGCTAATGATACTATGTCTAATATGATTAATAGTAAGTTGTATTATCAAGATCAATTTTCAAAAGATTTAGCGTAGTAGTTCTCATCTGATTTTCTAAATAAGATAAAGGTAAGATTAGTAAGTGAACTAGGTGGAGCTATGTCTTACAATGCTAATACAAATACAATAGAAGTATTAGATAAAACTTTTAATAGAGAATCTCCAGAAGATATTACTAAGCATTTCAATCATGAGCTGATTCATGCTTATACTGTATCAGAATATGATAATAACAGTACTTTTAGATCTAATGTAGATAGTATTTACAACAAGCTTATTAATAAATTCCCTTAGAAAGAATATACTCGTAAGGGACTTTATTATGGATTAAAATCTCCTAAAGAATTCATATCTGAAATAATGTCTAATACTGCTTTTAGAGATTTAGTAGGTAAACATGATATGTCTATATGGCGTAAATTCTTATCTAACATAGTTAAAGCATTAGGATTGAATAAATTAGCCAATAAAATAGAAGGGTACACTTCTATAAAACTTATCAATGAAATATCAGATATTATTGAAGATAGAAATAGTAATCCAGATATAAACAGACTTGGAGATGGTATATTCTATATGGAAGATAGTGATCCAGAACTGAATAAATTATCTAAAGATAGCAAAAAGATACTAGATAAGATTATGAGTGGTTTAAATGGTCGTTATAGATCTCTAAGAACTCAAAACTATCCACCGTTACAATTAGCTAAACTACAACAATAGATTGATATGTATCATGATATGCTTTAGAAAGGTGAAGATATACAAGTATTAATTGACTTTATTAAAGAATCTTCAGTAGCATTTAAACCAGTAGTAAAGCGTATTAGAAATGCATATATGAATCCTGATTTAATCAGTAATGAACGTCTATTATAGTTCTAGAATGATTTTTTAGATTTCTATGGTCCTATGATTAATGAAATCAACAAGAGATTAAATCTACAAGGATACTTCAACGATCTAGATAAAGATACACACAATTAGTTAAATACTAGATTAAACCTAATTTATAGAGCTTACTTAGAGATATCTGGTAAGTATGATAGTATCTTAAAGAGTAAAGTAGAAGCTTTGATTAAGCAGTACTCAGAAGCATATAAAGTACCCAGTGAAGATGTAGAATCTTATATTAATGATAGACTTAACAATTCTAATTCTGATATTAATTATATGCGTGTAATATTATAGAGTACTAAGTCTGTAGATGATTTAGCTATTAGATTGGCTCATAGACTTATGACAGATATCAATAATGAAGTAGGTAGATTTGCTAATGATAAAGCTCAGACATTAATAAGAGAGTTTAATAAAATTGATAGAAAGGATTGCTTACTTTACTTTGAAAAAGATAATAACGGTAATACCACCGGATACTTAGTTAGAGATAGAAATTATGGACAATTTAGATATGATATGAAGAAATTCTTATCAAATCTGGATTCAAAGTATGGAGTCGTAGATAATAACTATGCAGCTTTAGAATTAGAAGACTATTATAACTATCTCAAAGAAAAAGAAGAGTGGTTAGAGTAGCATTGTGAACGTAAATTTAAACCAGAGTATTATAGAGCGTATAACGAATTGCATCCAAATACTAGATTGCGTCTAAAGTAGATTAACACTGAAATAAACACTTTGATCGAAGACGTTACTGACGAAACTGGACCACATTTAGAACGTCTTACAAATAAACAATGGTTATAGTTAGATAGTCTTTACTCAGTAAAAAGAAACTTAGCTAATGATTATTATCAAAATGGAGAACTTAAGACTGGAGAAGATAAGGAAATATCAGAAGACTTGCAGAAGTTTTATGAAACTATTGGTCAAGGCAAGATTAAATCAACTAAGTATTCTCAAGAAGAAATATAGAATATAATAGATCAAAAGAAACAAGAATTATCTGAAGATTTATTTAACAAGTGGATGTAGCGTAATATTAGTTATCAATACACTGAAGAATTTACTAATCTACTTTAGAGTCTAGAAAGAGCTAATATGGGAGAAGATTAGCAAAAGTATGATGATTTAACAGAAGAAAGAAGAAAATTATTAAGTCTAGGTAGAAATAATAATCAGCCTCTAACAGATGCTTATAAACTATAGGAAGAAGTGAAAGCTAGATTGTTAGAGATAGATATAGAGTTAAATGCGTTATATAGTAAACATAAAGGAAGCAGTTCTGAGTTTTCTAAGATAGCTAAAATAGTAGAAACACCTGAATATTATGCAGATAAAAAGAAGTATAAAAGTTTAGGTACAAAAGAGTATGACGAATGGGTTGAAAAGTCTCATACCTGGATAAATGGTAAACCTAGCCCTGTATCTTACTATAAGATGTTAGTTCCAAAAGATACTCAGTATATAGAAATGAGATTAAGTAGAATGAATTAGGAATTAGACAAAAATTCAGAATTGGTTAACTAGAATTATAACTTTGAGGATCCAGAATATTATCAGCCTAAAAAATCTTTATACGATAACACAAAAGCTTTCAAAGAAGCTACAAACACTAAATAGAAAAAAGAAATATACGATCTGATAGTAAGTACTATGGATGAGGCTAATAATAAAATTAGCTATTTAAAGAAGCGTGAAAGCTATAAATTACCACAGATTACTGGTGATATAGTTGATTTTACTACTAGAGGTAATAAATTTGCTAAAGGTATAAAATCTTTTGCTTTAGATAATATTATAGCTAAGTAGGATGATGCTGAATATAGTCTAGATAACTTTACTTAGAAACCAGATGGATCTCAATTATAGTTTGTCCCTACACATTATGTAAAAGCATTAGATGATCCTGAACATATTTCTAGAAATTTAGTAGGTATGTTAGTTGAATATTCTAGGATGGCTGAGAACTATCGTCTAAAGAATGAGAAACAAGCTGATTTTGAACTGATAAAGAATGAAATAGCTAAAAGAGATTTTATTAAGTTTAATTTTACTACTAGATCTAAACAAGATATTACTGGAGATAAGAGTAATTTATATAAAAGATACTAGGATTTTCTAGATATGCATTTATATGGTTAGTATAAAAGACCTATTGCAGTAAATGTGCTAGGTTATAATATATCTGTTACTAAAATATTAGATAATATTAGAGCTTATGCTACAGCTTCTAACTTAGGTAATAACTTTCCTGCTATTACTAAAGCATTATTTTAGGGTATTCATAAATCAGTAGTGGAAGCTTTAGCTGGTAGGTATTTTAGTAGTAAAGAATATTTTAAGTCTTTAGCTACTAACACTTTTAATATACCTAATATGTTATATCATTTAGGAGATGCTAAACACAATAACCTTAGTCTAGCTATACTAGAACATAATGAAATTGCAAGAGATGTAAGTTCTAAAGTAGAATACTTATAGTACAATCGTGCTTTTAGAGTAATTAGAAAATACTTAATATGGGGTGGATGGAGCGCTGTAGATTATATAGTTAAAGCTCCTGTAGTAAATGCTGTATATGCTGACTATAAATATATTCCTCAAATGAATAGTATATCATCTAGAAGACAGTATATATGTTAGTATTATCCTAATGATTATAAGAAAGGCAGTAAAGAATTTGATAGAATTAATACATTTACTTTGTTAGATGTTTATGAAGTAAAAGATGGTAAACTGTCTATAAAAAGTAAGTACAATAAATACTCTGATTTAATTAATGATTAGAATTTGTAGAATTCTGTTAAAAATATAGCTAAATTCTTAACTAATCGTATCGACGGCGTGTTATCTACAGAGGATAAGACTAAGATGATGACTAACGCTTTTGGAGCAGCTGTTTTTATGCATCGTTCTTTCTTCATTAACAATCTTGAAGATAACTTTTTAACTACAAGATAGTATAACCCATATGTAGAAGATTATGTAGAAGCTAAATATAAATCTACATTTAGTGTCCTGTATAAATTTACATATAATATATATAATAGTATAAAATATAGTAAAGATAAAGAAAATAGAAAGAAACATAGAAAGAGCATTGATAATATCGAATCGTATAATTTTAGAAGAACAGCAATCTAGATAGCCCTAGTAATGATGTATTCTATATTATCAGCTATCTGGTTAAAACCAATGGCAGATAATGATGAAGACGAATACTTATTACAGTTAATTGGTTACGGAGTAGCAGGAATGAGTTTTGAAGAAAGAGCTGAATATAATCCTATGGATTTCTTTAATCAAATTAAATCTCCTTCTGCTGCAATAGCACCTGTAGAAAATGTTAGTAATCTTGTAAAACTATTAGATCCATTCTCTATTGAAAATAATTGGGATGATGAAGAAATTAAAAAAGGTCCATATAAAGAAATGACTAAATGGTAGAGAACATTAATAAAATCTGTTCCTGGTTTAAGAGGAATATGGGAATCAAAAGATATTAGAACCAAATGGGAATACTTAGATAGTCAATTAGATAAGACAACTAATAGTAATGATTAAAAATAAAGCCGTAGGTCTTCACAGATTCTACGGCTTTTTTATACCCATAAATATAACTAATAAGCAAAAATATTTCTTGTCCAAAAGTTTACTTCATTTGCAGGCGGATCTTCTTCACCTACTATTTCTCCCCTTTCTTCTAAACTTTTGTACTCTGTAATATCATGTTTTGTTTCTAATAGTCCTTTTAAATAGCTTAAGCACATATTTTTCCAAAAGAGAATAATCTTCTCTTTGTATTCATAAGATATATCATTATAGAAGCCATCTTTAATAGTTTGAATAACATTCTTATATTCATTTGGAATTACAAATATATACTCTTGATATAATTTATTATTAATAGAAACGAGTTTACTATCATACAGATATTTGTTTTCTTTCATGTAATTATTAACACTACTATATGTGTTAGTATTATATTCAAATAAAACAAATATGTGACTATCTAAATGAGGTCTGTTAATATCAGAAATATAAGCATTTACAAACTTATATTTATCATTAAACAGTTTATTAGAATCAAATAGAAAAGGGAGTATATAACGTGTAGTTAATGTTCTATTTCCAATTATCATTACAGTTCTTCTGTTCCATCACCTTCGTAGTACTCAAGTGTATGGTCCCATTGATCTGTACTGATATGTTCTGAGATTCTTCGGAGAGCTTCTGATATTGAAGCGATCTTTTCATTGAGAGTAGTATCATTTTTCATATTGAATACTCTAATTTCATTATTAGCGTCCTTACCGATAGCAATGATATATGCTTCAAAATCATATTCTTCAGAATTAAGATTTAATACCTCTTGCATATACCATTGAATTGCTAATCCATAATAAGCAATTTGCCTATAATAATCGTATTCTTCTACTGAATGTTTAAAATTATATACATTTACAGTAGTTTTTAAGTCAATAAGAATTATCTTCTTGTTAACATGATCAAAGCATACTCTGTCTAATAGAGATTTACATTTGATATTATGAAATTTTTCTACTTCCCAATTAATATGGAACTCATTGTGAGTTTCAAAAGTCGATGGTAAATTAAACAACAGTTCGTTTGCTTTCTTATGATTCTGAATATTCTCCTTAATCTTCTTAAGCATTTGTAAATCAGCAAAGCTAATTATCTTCTTATTTTCATCTACTTTACTTAAATATTCTAAGTAATCTTGATAAATCATAATAAGACCTTCAGCTTCTTCAATACATTTCTCATTAGATTTCTTATTACTATAAGCTTTCTTATAAGCAGATAGTTTAAGCTTATCTTGAGATTCTAATGGATTTACTTGCATAAGTCTATGATACTCATCTAATAAATCCTTTTGCTGTTTTACTTTAGGTGTTGCAAAATCAAGAATAATATAATCTTTCCAGAATTCTTCTGGTTGAAGTAAATATTCATGAATCATAGTTCCTTTTTCAAGGAAATTATAATCTAATTTTGCTACTTTACCTTCTTTGTAATCTTTTAGACCTTTTGGTCCATTTTTAAGAAAATATCCAATATCACTATTAGAGTAACGAGACATATCCTCATAGTAAGGAGTATCAATTACCATCTTGTTCATACTTAATCCTCCATGTCGCTAATTACAGCTGACTCAGGAACTTCTGCTGAAGTATCCCAAACTAATTCATCTTCTTTATCTTGTTGTAGTTCAACTTCTTTAAATGTCTTAAGCCAATCCGCTACATTATTATTGTATGCTTGACTAATAAGTTTATCTAAGAATGCTTGTTCTACTTGTTTCTTTTCTTTTTCTGTCATAATATCTAACACTACAAATTCATAATTCTTTTTAAAACTATAACAACTATTCAATCTAGAACAATTGTATCTTCCAGAATTTACGTCACTAGATCCATCATGCCAATGTCCATATAAATGATATTTACTCTTTCCAAAGGAGAAAACATCTAGAGCTTCATTACAAAATGGATTATCATGTGTTAATAGTATATCACACTGTGGTATATCTTCATAAGTATCAAATCTACTAAATGCCCATCTGTCCTCTTGAAATTCAATTGGTTTAATCCAAGGAGATCCGTAGAATTTAACACCTTCATATATATACATTTCATCTATAAGAAATACTAATTTACCTTTAGATAAAATTTGCATATTATCTTTAAAAGAACCCCATTCATTTAATTTATACTTATATTCTAAGTAAAAATCATGATTACCTGGTATAATAATTACCTTCTTACAAGGTAATTTATCTACCCACTTTATGAATTTTGTTTCCCACCAATGTTTAGATGCTTCAATATTTCTTTGAGCATTTAATGTTACTACATCACCGCATATACATAGTACATCACACTCAGGTATATTCTCAATGAGATTACCATGTATATCACTTATACCGCATATTTTCATGTTTATATAAGTTAAAAGGCTAGAATATATCTAGCCTTATTTGTTTTCATGCTGCATCACAACATTCGTAATCATCATCACTATATTCATTATCTTCATTATCATACTCATCGTCATATTCTACAGTATCACTAACTTTAGTTGGTATATTTTCAGTAGAGATATTCATAATGTTTATGATTTCCTGAAGACTAATATCTTCATCTTCTAGCATTTTGACTTCACTCATGAAAGAAACAATGTTATCCATAGAAAGTAGTTTAATATTCTCTTTACAGAATTTTACTACTTCTTCTTTGTTCTTAATACCAAAATCATCAGCCAACATCGGTAAGAATGCAGCATTTTCATCAGGAGAATATCGACGTAAATAACGAATACGTGAACAGCGATCTTGCATATACTGACTAACTCGGCTTAAGTCATTGCAAGTCATAATTACTAGTTTCTGTGCAGTCTTTTCAACTCCATCTAAGAAATCTAGCATATACTCAGTTTTGAAGTTCTTTTCAACTTCATCAAACAAAACACACACTGGAGTAGTAAAGGACTTAAAAAACTTAATAAGTTTACCTTCTGGATAATCAGGATTAACTACAATAATAGGTAAACCTGATTCCTTAGCTAATATTTTTGCCATTACAGTCTTCAATTTTGTTATCGTTAGGCTTTTTATCCTAACTTCTATAACTTCTAATTTGTTATAGTTCAGCGTACATTTTCATCTTTCTAAAAATAGTTAAGATGGAGAACACTCTTGGGAATATTATATTTATTCAATTCCTACGCGTTACGCAGCTATAGATCCTTGCGAAATATCTATAGTTTGCTCGGTATTAGCATCACAGCCTTCACCGATTTTGCTCTCTAATAATTCATATAATTTCTTATATGAACGGCAATATTGTTTATATAATTCGTATTTTCTTTCTAAATATATAGTACTATTTTGATACAAAAAATTACATATTATAAAACCAGACCCTCCCATAAAAGTAAGTTCTGGAACAGAACGAGTAATTGTAATTTTATGATTATTTAATGGTAAATAATTTTGATATTTATTCAAAAATTCTACAGTACCACAAATTTTTATAGCAATTATAGTATGTTCTTTATTACAATGTGTAATACATCCGTCTCCATCAAAATATCCACGTAAAAAATCTTTTATTAAGTTTTTATTACTAAATGTATTTTCATCTGGAAACTTAAGTATATTAGATTTTTGTGGAACACATCCATATTGTTTTAATGTATCACAAAAATGTTTGCTATTAAAAGAGCACCTATAAGCATTAAACACTTTATTGTTTAATTTTACTTTTTTAAGCTTAATATTTCTACTATGATTTATAAAATTATTAAACTTCTCGAGATGTTCTTTATCTTTTTCAGCTAAAGACATTTCAAAACAATTATCTCTTTTACTTACATTTCCATCTGCAAATAAAAAACCTAGCCAATAAGCTTTTTCTTCTGTATCTATTGTATCAAATATATGTTCATTAATTTTTATCAAATTTTGACGATTCACTACTTCATATCCAGCTTTTTTAATTGCTCTAGAAATAGCCATTGCATCTTTTTTATATTTTTTTGCTAAAAATTGAATACTACATTTAGTATCTATATATTCTTTTACTATATCTTCCATATCTATTAGTTTAATTTTCTAATAGAACGGGAAAAGATATAATAAGTTATAAAAATTGTTAACGAATTACACTATTACCTGTACCCTTAGTACCAGCTAGCATTACACCAGTAGTATTTGTATTTGCTTTATTAAAATAGGTTATAATACGCTTCTTAAATATATCATCTGTTTTAGTAGAATAAACTTTCTTTGGTAGATTTAATTCACCATTTTCCTTAAATATAGGTGAATCTTCCCATCTATTCCAACTTAGATCATATACTTTACCAGGTATTAAATCATAATCAGCACCTTTAGGTTTTGCAATTATCTGTTCTCCTATTTTAATAAATTCATTCTTTGCCATAATCTGAAAATTTAAGATTTTAATTTGTTGATTAACTCATCAACTTGTTTTTTATTCTTTACTAAATAAAATTTAGTATCGGGTTCATTCAAGCTTAAATAATACTTGAATAGTTTTTCTCTATTTGCCCAAGAATCTGTAGCAAATCCTTTGCATTCTATAACAAAACCATCTCCTACAAAATCTGGTAAATAAGTAATAGCTCTAACTGTAGAGTTATTATATACAAACTTAGGAAGTAAAATATATCTATGCTGTTCGTATTCAGCTGATATACCTGCTTCCTTTAGTTTCTAATACGTATAAGCTTCTAACTTAGATCGAAATACTATTCCATCTATTTCTTGTTTAGTAGCATTACGCACTTTCTTGTTTAAGGCTTGCTTTAGCATAGTCAATATAATGTTGTACACTATCTTTAGTTATTTTAAACGTTTCAATTCTTTCAGAGAAATTACCGTTTTCATCCGTAAATCCTACTGAATGTAAGAAAGAATAATCTTTATTATGTTTAAAAGCTTTAAACATTTCTTTAATTGAATTTGCTATAAACTTACGTTTTTTATTCCATTCAGTAAATTCTCCATGCAACAACACACTCACTAATTTGATTGGAATTAATAACAACTTTCCAAGTATTAGAGCTAAATCAAAAGGTAATGCTATTACTTTACCTATAGTTTTTAATAGTTTCATTTAACCAATTTTTTATTTCTTCAAAGTTGTTTGCTTTAACAGCATCAGATATATCTTTAGCTTTGAATTTTTTGTTAATAAACATTGCTTCTAAGCCTGTTTCTCGGCTTAATTTGCGACTTCTTTTTACTCCAGCTACGTCTCTATCAAATAGTATTATAATACGCTTAAAACGCGTCTTAAGTTGCTCTAATACATCTTTAGGTAGAAATGTACTCTCTGAAGATGGAGAAACTGCTGGATAACCCATTTCATGCAAACACATAACATCTTTCATGGACTTTGTGATAAATAATATATCACCTTTCTGAGGCAACTGCTCATAGCCTTGGATATCATAGTCTGTAAGATTGTTTCTCCACTTAGTATATTTATCTGCTAAT